TTATCCTCGCTACTCACATCGCCATGATGGATGAGAAGTGGGTTATCACTGGTGAGCATCTCGACATGGCTAAGGAGATTATCTACGACTTGTTCAAGAATCTGATTCTATGGCTTGAAGGTGAGGTCGAAGTCGGTGCTAAACAGAATGAGAAGGCTAACCATGCGAAGAACTGGACTACTGCTTACAACGTCGTCTCCTCAGTTGAACTGGATAAGAAAGGCGAGGGGTGGAGAAAGAAGGCCGCTGTCATCAAGCAATACTGTATCGCTGAACAAGTTACTCGTGGCACTGCATTCAATCGCTTCTCCAAGTGGGGCGCTCACTTGTTCGATGCCGCTAAGGATGGCTCTACCGTTTACATTCGTTTGAAGGAGGTATCGCCATGAAGTGTGTTATGTGTAATAGCGACACTAAGTTCTCAGATAACACCCCTACAGGGGTCAAATCCTTTTGTAGTGAGAAGTGTTGGGCTGAATATATCGGAATCGAAGTGAAGCCTGAAGGCTATTATGGAATGATTCAAAAGAAAGTAGGATGGTGGGCGTAATGGATGAGTCCGAATTGAAGATTTATATTGAAACAGAGGAGTACATCTACTGGGAATACTGGGAGGCATAAACATGAGTGACATAATGGCATTAGATATTGAGACTGGTAACTACTCTTGGGAGATAGGTGGCTGGGATAAGCATAGCCTGTTTGAACCCACTGTAGTTTGCACATGGGATGGAACTGAAGGTCACGCCTTCACCAAAGAAGACATAGACATGGCAAGCGCTACTGTTCATGACCTACATCCTCGCACGTTAGGTGACCACTTACAGAAACACATTGACGGTGGAGGTAAAATTCTCGGTCACAACATACGTGGATTTGATTTGCCAGTGCTAAGTGCTGCACTTGACTGCTGGACTGCTGGTGATTTGATGAGTAAAAGTGAAAGCATTATCGACACCAAGATGCTGGTTAATAAAGCAGCATTGGGTATGGGTAAGGTTCACACTACACTCGATACTCTTGTTCGCTCTACTCTTGACTCATCAAAAAGTATGCAGAGTAGTGATGCGCCAGTAGCATGGCGTGAAGGAAAATTCCTTGAGGTAGCCGACTACTGCCTCAAAGACTGCCAGTTGACTTACGACCTCTACGTGTATGGTCGTGACAACGGTATAGTAAAGAGTCGGAGTATGGACGACGGCTCTATAGTTGAAATTGAGGTAGATTGGAAATGACAGATAATAACACAACACAGAGGCTAAACATAGAAGCAGTCAAGCGTATCGCTGAGACTGTAAGGACGACGCTTGGGCCATTAGGTATGGACAAGATGATGGTAGACGGTGGTGGTAATGTCATCGTGACAAACGATGGTGCTACTATCTTACGAGAAGTAGACACTGCTCACCCTGCTGCCAAGATGGTAGTAGAGGTATCGAAGATGCAAGAAGCAAACGCATACGACGGCACTACGAGTACAGTCGTTCTCGCAAGCCAATTGCTTGCTAACTCAGAGGGTCTATTCAGTAAAGGCTTGCATCCTAACGTAATTATCAAGGGCTACTCAACAGCACGAAACATGGCTGTTGACTGCTTAGAAGGAATGCCTGACGCTGTAGGTAACCACGAAGATTATGATATGAACGTATATCTTAGAGCAATAGCAAGAACCGCTATCACTGGTAAGTCGCTTGAAGCATCCGAAGAGAAGGTCGCTAATCTGTGCGTCGAGACTATCAAGACAATAGGAAACGCTCGTGACGTGAAGACACTCGCTGTTCCCGGCGGCTCTCTCGCTGACTCGTGGCTTTACAACGGTGTAGTCCTTAACAAAGACTTCATCGGTGGTGGAGATGAGTTCCGTAACTGGGACAACGAAGATGGCGTAGAGATACTGCTTCTCAATGGTGGCCTAACCGAAGGCAAAGAGAGTGCAAACGTATCTGTTCAGGTGTCCGATGCAAATTCCTACAGCCAAGTCCAAGCGATGGGTCGAGACAAACTGCTTGAGGCGGCTAAGGCCGTAGTGAGTAGTGGTGCTAATGTTGTGCTATGTCGTGACGCAGTACATGATACTGCGATTGCATATCTACGCAAGCAAGGTATCTCTGTCGTGCAACGTGTGCCTGAGAGCACGATGCGTAGACTGTCAAACGAATTGATGAACACTCCAATCCACATGACACCTGAGCCATCATCAACAACAGGCATAGGTCACATTGACCGTGTTATTCACAACGACGTGCCGTATCTGTATGTTAATTCATTAGCGAAGGAGTGCATGACTACACACAGAGAATCCACACTGATACTGAAAGGTGCTACACAATCTACTCTCGATGAGATTCAACGAGGGTTTGACGACGCATTGGGTGTTGTGTCATTGGTCAAGAACGGTGACTCCATACGCTTTGGTGGTGGTTCTACTTACGTCGCTATCGCTGCTCACTTGCGTGCTAACGCTTCTGAGGTTGGTGGACGTGCTCAGATGGCGATTGAAGCGTTTGCTGATGCACTCGAAGCCATACCTGCTACTATCGCTGAGAACGCAGGTTATGACCCACTCGATACAGTCTTGGCTATGCGACACAAACTCCCTGAGTTATACGGCCCTGATGTAGAAAACGGAGGGGTTAAGTCCATGACGGGAGTATTTGAACCAACATCGCTTATTCGCAGTGGTATCAACGGAGCAACAGAAGTCTCATGTGCCATCCTACGCATTGATGATGTCATCGGGCGTAGAGGTGCTGAGTGATGGGAAGACTCCTTGACAAACTCACAGTGAAGTGTAGGGCTTGTACACACAAGCACATACCAAGAAGACTACAAGCACGTTATCTCGATGGTGACCGTAAGCGCATAAGCCTGTGGCAGTGCAAAGAATGCGACCACATATGGCAAGACAGTGTGTTTAATCACCAGTAGTAGCGAGCCACGTTGCTACAAACCCTGCTATAAATGCTAACAGGACAGGTAACCACATCATATCACCAACTGTTTATGACGGCTTGTGTAGGCGGTGTACCCCAACTGCTCGGCCATTCGTTGAGGTTAATAGCACCGTCAATAAAATACAGACCATGTTCAGCATACTCGAATTGAGTAAAACCTGCGTTGTGCATTCCCGTTGTCATCTCTTGTGGTGTCATCATAGCATCTCCGTAATTTGAAAGTAAGTGAGAGTGTTGAGGGATGCTCCTATGGTTCCGCTACTTGCCGCATGAGCGTAGTGTGCAACCTTATCACCAGTATTTAATTTGATTACTGCTGATATATGTGTATCTGCACCGTTAGCACTATTTCTACGAAGCCGAATAGCGTACCCTGAACCTGTATCAACCTGTATTAGAGACATAGTCCATGATGGAGCAGATGTGAAATAAAAACTACACGCTACGAGATAGTACCCATCTCTCGGTGCAGTATATTCATTGTTGGATGTACTAAAGTTAGAGCCTTCATTCCACAAAACTGTATCATGTGTTATCTTTGTTGACCCTGAACTGTAACTTTGATTCCCCGAAAGATAGGCAAAAAACTTCGATGATTTGACGGCTATGTTGTTAATTTCATTAGTGTTGGTGTTTGCTAATATTGTGTTCGCTAAAATGGAAGGGGCGTTAGCGGCCTGTGCCATAGCGTCTGTGTACTCTGTTGCACCGTCAGCGACGTTCAGCATGGTTCGCACATCTGCGGGAGATATTTCTTCAATAATACCTGCACCTGCGCTGTCTCTTCCAAGTAGTTTATCCGTCGCTGATACATCTTGCATCTTAGCATAAGTAACTGCATCAGCCGCAATAGTAGCCGCTACTGAACCTGAACCGCTTGCTGTAACATCACCTGTTAGTGCTGTTATACCAGCCGCCGCAAGGTCGCTTGTTAAGGCAACAGTGCCTGTAGAATCAGGTAGAGTGATTGTTCTATCAGCAGTGGGGTTCGTTACAGTTAACGTAGTCTCAAAGTCACCTACAGCCGTAGAGCCTTCAAAGGTCAAATCAACATCAACGCCGAGATTGACATTCGTATCAATCAAGACTCTCTCAGTTCCCGCCGTATGCATGGAGATAGTATCGGCATCTGATGAAGTTTCCACATCTATCTTAGTATCAGTATCAGCGTCTGTTATACTTGAGCCATCACCAGCCAATGCTGCTATAGAAGAAGCAGTAACAGTCTTGACTGCGTTACCACCATCTGTGTCTTGAATCAGCACTTTGTCAGTAGCGCTGACTGTTGCTGCTGTGTAAGCGTGACCAGTAATAGCGGCATTGACATTTGTCGCATCAGTAACATCGGCTGCCGCTTCTATGGCTGTGAGTTTACTTCTCTCAGCAGTGCTAATGATTGAACCCGAACCTACTGCTGATACATCGCTCAAGTCAGTAACGCTTGATGCTGAGTTAAGAACAGTGTTTGCTCCATGCTTCAAAGCGTTAGATGCACCATTGTCCAGCCAAAGCGTGTTTGCGGTAGTCCCACCGGGATTGGCTGCTACGGGTGTGAGTTCAAGCCCTGTAGGGTCAATCAATCCTGTAACGGTCAGTTTACCATTGACAGTGAGTGTAGACGAGGCAGCAGTCCAAAACAACTTAGCATCGCTTGTATGACTACCCGCACCATCTGACAACTGAACTAAACCAGTTGCTCCGCTTGCTATGTGGGTGACTGTAGAACTGTGAATCACCTTGACCCAAGCAGTGCCGTTGTATACGAACATAACCGCCTCGGTGTTAGCCAGCCCTATATTCAACCCACTGGGGTCAAAGGTAACAACACCAGCACCTGCGTTACTCACAATAACTGTGTGACCGGGAGGGAATGTTCCTGTCGGAGTCAAAGACTTAGCGCTACCACCAGTAAAAGTGAATACTTGTGCATCATCGAACTCAAAAGCAAGACTCGCAGTCAGTGCTTTAATGCGATTAGGCCCAAGCAAATGTGTGTGACGGTTCGACCCATCCTTAGCACTGAAGTAGAGGTTTGGTAAGTTGTCATCTTCGTTATACGACAACCACATAACACCGTTGCTACCAAAGTCTCCTTCTTCACCAGTGCCGTGAATGTCCTCCAAAGCAGTATGTGTGTTCAAGTGGTTTGTCGAACCCACCGCACCCGTAGTTACGGGAGACAAATAGAACGGCGAAGGTCGGACAAATACTCGCTTGTCGTTGATTTCAGAAAGTGTGAGTTTGAGGTCATTCGCAGCAGCAGCGCCACTGTTAAACGTAGCCCTGACAGTAGCCAAGACCACAGTTTGCTTATTTGAAGCAGCACTGACACCACTCATTTTCAAGTAAGCATCTGCTATTGAACCTGATATGTCTGAGTATGCACCAGCGGCAGTTGTAACGGGTGTAGTTTGAACAAACTTCGCACCCAAAGAAGTTGCTACAATGACGAACAAACACTCCTTTCCTGATGTCAAGGCGTTAGTGGTTGTACCTGCAAGGAATGCTGAGCCTCCTGTTGTGCTATCTGTTAAGTTGATAGTGACATCACCACCTGACCCATTATCAATAGTGTAAGGTACACCATCAAGAATAACGCTACAAGCCTTAATTGTGACTTGATGATTACTACCACTTACCGCACCGGGTAGGCTTGTAGGAGTGTTTCTATCACTGCTACCAAAGGCTGTATCGTGTGCGTTGAGTACACCGTTACCGTGTAGTCCTTCGTAGATGTTCGTTAGTGACGGAGATAGGATGTGGTCACCGTCTCGTAGCCCATCGTTTGCCCCTGCTGTGTGTCCTGATATTGGATTGTCGGCCATTATTTCACCTCAATGAGTATTTGTATTCGTATCTCGTTTGATTTTGTTTTTGTAAACGATGCTATGGTGTGTCTCGCTATTGGAATAGTGCTGAGTGTGCCTCTGAATTGAATGAAGACTTCTTTGAGCGATTCGTTGAAGGAATGAGATGCGTCTAAGAATCCTTCAACCAGTAGTGAAGAATCGCTTACGATACGCACTGTAGGATTGACAACCTTGGCGGGTCTACCAGCAGCACCATCACTTTTCGTAGCAGGGTTACCGTCGAAGCCAATGACCATTTCATTGATGTTATCAGCAATCGTTTCAATCAACAACCGTCTTACATGATTTGATACTGGCATTCACTCACCCCTCTCTGTAAATTTAGCAGTCTTGCTACCACCGACTTTTTCACCAGTAGCAACGCCGACCACACCTCTACCCATACCTCTCCCTATGATGAAACCATCGCCTGATACACCGTGTCCAACAATCTCTGTTACGACGACTGAAACAATTTCAACATCGCCAAACAGAGCCATGTTCTTCTCAAGAATCTGCTCGATGCTATCAACTTGGTCACCAGAATTTTTAGTACCTTGAAGTATACCCTGTAGAACGCCTTCAACGCCACTGTCTACACTCAGGAATACAAGGTCAGCGACGTTTTGAGAGAATTTATGTCTTACTTCGACTAAGATTTTTCTTTGTCCATTATACTCGATAATCATACCGGGTCGCAAGTCCCAACTATTCGGATGACCTGCGCTCGTGAGGTTACCAAGCATGACTGCATTTGCTTTCAGTATGTTACGACCAGTCTCTCTTGCTTGTTCGTTACTACGAACAGTGAAGTCACCAACAATCTGTGGTTCCTCTAACACCTCACCAGCCCGACCTGACTGTTTTTCTGAGTTGTTTACTTCAGCAAACGCAGTATCGTTTACAGCCGTTGGTAGACCCTCTACAATTACTCTGTTCGATATGTTTTCAATTGGGTTATTGATTGCTGGGCCAGTACGAGCATAGTGGTCGATAAATCGACTCTTCTCCTCAAACTGGAATGGGACGTAAAGCAAGTTACCAAACCTGTCAAAGTGGATGACTCGGCCATCATGACGGCTAATGAACCGTAGAGCATCAACAAGCGTAATACCATGAAAGTCTACACCAACGAAACTGTTGCTGTGTAGTCTTCTATCAACTTGAGAATTGCTTGGACTCAATGGCAGTGCGATGTTTACAGACGTAAGAGAATCAGCGATGTCTCTGCTGATGCGTATAGCCAAGTCTGTTGTTCTTAAGCCAGCATCAATTGGTTGTCCGAAGTGAGCCTGTGTTTGAGAAAAACCCAGTTTACTAAGTGTCTTACCCTTCATGTTTCTTACAGCAAAAGTGGTTCCAGTGCCACTATTAACAACTGAAGATGTTCGCAGTCTTTCACTATCGACACCCTTACCATAAAGCAGCACTGGTTTGTTTTTATCGCTGTCACTGGTAATGCTTGAACCTAAGTAAACCACAGAGCCTTCGTAGTTTCGCCCATGCGTGCCTGTGTGTTTTAGGATAACAGAATCCTGTAGTTCTGTCATGGTGTAAGTGTGTGGTGTAGAGACAGCATAGGTGGTGGTTTTGCGTTGCCTCACCGTGACCTTCTTCTCCAAGTTCTTCTGTGGTGTATACTCACCAAGATGAAGGGCGTTGTCCACAAACTTTGGTTTACGCACCGCCTTCATCACAACATCCGTGTCGGCTGTTGCTCGCTTGTCCTTGAGTAAACCCATCATGCATCACCACTGTGGTCTGATGTATTGAACGATACATCTTCCTTATGTCCCTTGCTGTGCAACGATTGACT